TGGTCAGCAAAAGTAGTCATATTATGCTACCTCGTGTCCGTAAACCCAGCGCCAATCATCCCAACCAAAACTTGCACGCATATAACCGCGATATTTAGCAACAAGATTGAAATCACTTGCCGGGTCTAAAGCTAATTCGGGACGGAAACGCCAGAACCAAAGCAGATGCTCCTGAGCCATAACAGGGTCAAGCATGAACCAGTTGTTAGCATCTGAAAGGTAGGGGTCAACCACAACTTGAAGCGATTGAGAACCTAGGAAGTTCGCATCGTTGTTAGCGCCTCCGGGCTTGTTGATAGCATTTGTAATTTCATAAGCTTTAGCTTCAAGCTCGATAGGAACCACAAGAACGCGAAGAATTACAGGAAGTGGATTACCTCGATCATCTAAACGACGCTTACCAAGTTGGATAGTAGAAACAACACTGTCATAATCAAGAGCAGTAGAGCCAGCATTGGAGTAAGTTGTAGCCGTATCATCAGGACGGTTGGGATGGGAAGCTGAACACAACGCAACAGCATCAGCACCCAAGAAAGAAGCACTGAAAGCGTTATTGAACACTGAAACCTGATGAGTGGCAATAGTTGTTCCAAAGGCCGTACCCAAATTGCGGGCACGACTGCGGATATTACCAAGCCTGCCATCATCCCAAAGCTTACGCTCAATAGAAACACCTTTTACATATTCTTTATGCGTAAAAGTTTTTTCATAGAGCGAGGAAAAACTAACGTAACTAATGGCAGCGGGCTTG